AGCTAGGCGCCCTTCGCCCGCAATCCCTTGAGGTACGTGACCGCCGCGTCCGTCTGACGACGCACCGGACGGTCCATGCCCGGCCGCGGAACCGGATCCGGGAACGGAAACCGGTCATCCCCGTTCACCCGCCGCAGCACGTACTCCAACCGGCGCAGCGCATCGATCTGCGACGCCCGCAGATAATCCGACTGCGACCACGGCCCGAACCTCAGCGGACCCGACCTCGCCGGCAGCGGCTCCGTCACCGGCCGATCCCGCAGAATCGTCTGCGTCCACGACTCCTGCGGCAGCCGCTGCATCAACGACCACACCCGCCGATACGACAACCGCCCTCGGAACAGATCGAACAGATCCACCCCGTAGAACCGCAACAGATCAGCCTCTAGGGCTTCGGCGTGGGATCCGTGCTGCTCGTGCTCTCCTCCGAGGAAGTCCCGGACAGCGGCGATTTTCCCGGCGCCTCACCGGACCGCTTCGTCCACTCGTTGAGGAACGCCTCCAACTGCCCGTACCGCTTCCGCCGCGAATCCCACAGCACGATCGCATCCGGGTCCGCGGCGAGCCGCACCCAATCCGACACCCGGCCCTGCACCAGAGCCTCCACCGCACCCTCGAACCAGTCCGCGGGCGGCAGGATCAGAATGTCGTCGGTGGCGTCGTCGGTGACCAGCGGCACCACGACACCGGCAGGGTCGGCCTTCGCGTCGGCCTCAACCGCTTCCAGCACGTCAGGCATTGGCGACCGCATCGAGCAGGAACGACCGGGCCACCGACACACCGGTGTCGTCCGGGTAGGCGGTGATCGTCACGCCGTACTCGATCATGCCGTCGAGCTTGTAGACCGGCGCCTTCGTGTCCGTGACCTCCGCCTTCGGGCAGTAGAACCGGATGTGGTTCGTGCCCTCGATCAGGTCGAACAGCATCGCCCGCGGATCCAGCAGCCCCGTCGTGTCATCGGTGATCGTGATGACGTGCGACGTGGCGTCCGGCGTCGGCGTCGCCGTCCGGTAGAACAGGCCCAGCACCGCCGGGTTCGACTCGAGGAACGTCACGTCGAACGTGTGCTTCTGGTCGGTGATGACGGTCTTGATGACCGCGATCGAACCCCACCGCTTGAACTCGGTGCGGGTCTGCGACAGGTTCTCCGTCAGCCCGTCCGTGGACATGGAACCGAGATCCACCCACGGGTCGGTGGCGGCGGTCATGCCGGTCGGGGCCACGGTCGAGACGGGAGCGACAGACGACACTCCCTGAGAGATTGCGAGGATGTAGTCCTGGTCAACAGCCACCGGGGCTTCCTTTCGGGCAGGGCGGGGCACCCCGGCGGCTGCCGAGGGTGGTCATGGATGTGATCTAGATGCTGGTACGGAGCCAGACCTGGTAGGTCGCGCCGTAGCGGCGGACGGCCACGTCGTCCCACGGCCTGCGACCGGGGATCGTCAGCGTCCGCACCTTGCCGAACGTGACGGCACCGACCGTCGAGCCGGGCAACGCCGTACGGAACCCGGCATCAACCTGCCAGGCAAGATCCGACGCCGCCTCATAGTCGGCGGCGAAACTGTCCACCGAAACGGTCGCCGCCACGAGGCTGTGAAGGTTGTCGGAAGACGGGCCACCGATCGTCTGCAACTGCACCAGCGGCACAACACCGGCGAGATCCGACGGGGTGTCCAGCGCGAACCGGACACCGAAATGAGTAGTGGCCCACCCGATCAGCAGCGGATCAACGCCACCGAACGCGGTCACTAGTCGCCCTCGGCCTCGGCGATGGCCTTGACGAAATGACCCTTCGAGTCGCGCTGGCGAACATCCGCGCCGGCCTGCTCCGCGACCTCCGCCAACTCCGGCTTCGTCAACTCCCCGAGCGCATCAGCGTCAACCAGCTCCACGCGGCGCTGCTCCAACAGCACGCGCGCCGCCAGATCGGAGACATGGAACGGCTTGTCGCCGTGGCGGTTCACGTCACGCACGTAGGTCCAGCGAATCAGCGGCATGGTCAGCTCCTAGCGGCGTCAATGGCACGGGTCAGCGTGTAGTGGGCGTCGATGGTCTTGGCGCGCGTACGGCCATTCCCGAACTCGACCGCGGCGGCGTGCGGCGAATCGTTCTCGACCTCGCCATAGGCGCGCCGCGTCTTACCTTCCTGGACGCCGGACGACACGGTGAACGAATCCACGTAGTGCGTCTTCTCGGCATCCGACAGCGGCCCGATCGGGGACGTGGCGCGGGCAGCGTCAGCGATCTTCGCGGCCTTGTCGTGCATCGCCGCCTGCATCTCCGGGGAGACCAGCAGTTCACCGAGACCGACGTACGACGGGTCGAAGCGGGCAGTCATCCCGTCACCCGCCGCAGCTTGACCTCCACGCCCGGCGCCCAGCCCGTGAACGGGTTGACCCAGACGTTCGGCGACCCATCCACCTCGAACAGTTCGCCGCCGACTTGTACGGCATCGATCGCGGCCACATCCGTCCCCGCCGGCAGATACACCGACGGCTGCACGGTGAGCAAATCCTGACCCTGCACCAACTCCGCCGACGTGCCCGGGTTGAAGGCGCCCGGAACATCGGCCGTCGCCGTCGTGAACACATCGTTCCCGAAACCGTCCGTACCGGACTTGACCCGCCTGACGACCGTCACCGTCTGCGGGAACGGGAACGTCACGGCGAATCCCAGTCGCCGCCGTACAGCCCCTGCCCAGTGCTCCAGGCATTCACGTCCCACCACGGCAACCCGGAAGCCGCCGTCGCAGGCATCGTTTCGATCGTGAACGCCCCACCCGAGCCGGCGAGACGCCGCAGCGTGGCCTTGTTCGCCCGCGTCAGCCACAACCCGCCCGCCACCGTCCCGTAGGACGCCTGGAACGGTCCAGCGCCCTGCTGATGAGCATTCGTGGGGTTCGACCAGGCCCGCGACACCACGTCGAGCACCACCGCATCCCCGCCATCGGGCAACGGGCTGACGATCGACTGACACAGTTGCGTCGCCAGGTCGATCAGCAGTATCGCCCGGTCATTGGCCGGGTCGATCGCGATGCCCAGGTAGGTGCCGAGATCGGTCGGGGTGACAGTCACTCGGCACCTACCTTCGGGTCACTTGGTGTCGGACTTCTTCGGGGCGGGCTTGCGCGGCGCCTTGTGCTGCGCGTCGGCGGGGTCGTTGACCCATACCTGCGCGCCTGCCGGGCCCAGCGGCCCGTCCTCAGTGAGAGTGATGAGCTCGGCCATCAGGCGGTCGTGTACGCCACGAAGGCGTTGGGGTCGCCGACGACGAAGCCGAAGTAGGCCTCGACGAGGAGCAGCACCTGGTTCGACTGGAACGAGGAGATCCAGGTGGTGCCGCCGTCGGGGGTGTAGGACGCCTCCTGCGAGATCCGCACGCTGATGTCCATGCCGACGCCGTACGCGCACTGTGACCAGTCGCCGCCGATGGCCCGCAGGCCGGTGTCGGCGCTCGTGGACGGGGCGACCGTCACCGATGCGTTCGTGCCGCCGGTCAGCTGCGACCGACCCTGCATCGGGGCCGCGACACCGCCGAAGGTGACCGTGTACGGGCCGCCCACCGAGCCGCTGACCGTGGCGTTCGCCGCAGCCGTGTTCCCGCCGAACACCGAACCGGTACCCAGCGCCTGAATCGCCGCCTGCACGGTGGAAGCCGCCGCGTTGTAGGCGATCGGGGCAGTGACCTCGCCGGCCACACTCAGGGTGAACGTGCCACCGGTCGGGGTGCCGTTGAGGGTGACGACCTGCACGGCGTCGCCCTGCCGGTAGTACCGGCCGGAGACGCCCGGGTTGTAGGCCGCCCGGTAGCCGATCAGGTTCGCGGTGTTCGCCGCACCCTGCACCGTGTCAGCCCACAGCGGGCGACCCAGCGTGTCGGTGGACAGCATCAGCTCAGGCTTCAGCCGCGGGTCCGCGGCGAAACCGGTGAACTCATAGCCGGGGGTGGCCACGACCTGCTGAACACCCTTGACGAGGTCGGCGTAGGTGCCGCCCTGGTCCTGCGCGGTGGTGCCGAGCACCTGCGCGTTCGGGGTCATCGCCAGGTACTCGGCGAACGGGCCGGCGCCGCCGCTGCGGAGATCCTTGCCATGGATCGCGGCGTAGTCGAAGGCGCGGCCGATCGCGGTCGGCAGCATGTTCTGAAGCTGCGTGTAGATGCCGGCCGGGTTGGTCCGGACGACCTCCTCCGAGAAGGGCACGAGCAGGGCGACCTTCTTGCCCTGCATGACCTTGACGCCGACGCCGGTCGAGCCGACGGGCTTAGCCTGACCTTCGTTGACCCACCCGGCGGTGGGCACGTCCATCGTGATCGGGATGGCGGTCTGGGCGTTGACCGACAGCGGCACGCGCTGGGCGAGCTGCATGACGGCCGACGTCTCGTAGGCCTTCTCGAAGATGGGCCCTGTGACGATCGGGGGGAGCAGAGTGGGGGCAACGGCACTCAGCTGGACAGCCGGGTTGGCCATGTTGGGTTCTCCTTGATGAGGGTGGTGGCCCTACCGGGGACCCAGCTGGTCCCGGTGGTCTAGGTGTGCCGCCCTAGCGCTTGAGCTGGCCCTGTATGAGGGCCGCGAACGCTTGCGCGGGGTCGGTCGGGGTGTTGCCACCGCCTCCGGACCCCTGCGCGAGGTTCGGGACGGGTGTGCGCGGGCCGTTAGGCGCCGCGTCGGCCTTGCGCCAGTGGGGCTTGCGCTCCAGCAGGGCGTCGAGGTCGGCACGGATGCGCGTCTCGTCGATCAGGCCGCCCGCGTCGAGGTACTGGGCGGGGTCGCCGATGCCGGCGAGGGCGTCGGACGGGTCGGCGAAGGCGTCCGCTGCGAGCCTTTCGACCCGCGACGAGACCGCCTGTGTGCGCCAGGTCGACGCTTCCGTCTGCCACCGGGTCGTCTCCTCGCGGGCCCGGTCGAGCTCGGTCTTGGAGGCTTCTTCGAGCGCCTTCCACTGGGAGACGATCGGCTCGGCTTCCTTGAGCTTCTGGTGGTTCTCCTTGGCGCGCGCTTCCCACTTGCGCGCCTCGGCCTTCCAGTCCGGTTCGGCCTGCTGACCATTCGGCTCATTGCCCTGCGGCGCGCCGGTCGGCTGCCCCTCGGTGGGCTGGTTCTGGACAGGTGCGGACATGCGGGACCTCCGTGCGGAGTGGGGTGATTCCGGCCGTGCGGCCGAGAGGTGGTGCGGTTACTGCGTGGGGGCCGTGCGGCCCTCAACTGCGCGGCGGAACGCGATACGTGCCGCATCGCCGTGCAAACCCTTGGTGGAACTCGCCCACAGCGCCTCCGCCTCGCGCACCCGCGCAGAAGGCTCGTAGGCGGTAAACACCGGCTCCACATGACACCGGCAGTGGTCGTGAGTCTTGAAATCGGCCGTCTGCTCGCTGCGGTACACAGCGCCGCGCGTGGCCAGCATTAGACAGAACGAGCACGCACCCGGCTCCGGAATCCGAGCCCAGCCCTTCGCCTTCGGATCCCGCTGCGCGTTGCCGATGACCGTGTCCCGACCGGCGTCGAGCACCAGCCGTTCCGACGAGGCCGCGAGCCGCGCCTTCGCGTCCGCGATCGCGGAACCGGCGGAAGGAAGCGCCTCGGTCGGCGCCGCCTCGGGCTGGCCCGTGGCCGCCGCAACGACGTTGGAGTTCCACAACGGCTGCACAGCCCAATCCACCGACTGCGCAACCTGCTGCACGGACGGCGGAGGTGCCGCCGTCGGCCGGAACCCAGCGCCCACACCCGCCGCTACGCGCTGCCGCTGGTACTGCTGCGCCGCCAACGTCGCCGACGCCTGCGCGTGGCGGATCACCACAGCCGCCACACCCGCCTTGAACGCGGGCAGCGCCGTCGCCAGCCGAGTCACGTCCATCGACGCCCACAACGCCGCCAGCGACGCCCCCAGGACGACTACCAGACCCCCCTGCGCGGCCTGATGCTGCGCGGCGGCGTCAGGCGCCGGCTGCTGAACCGGGGCTGACATTCGGCTTCACCGGAGCTGCGACAACGGCGCCGCTCGGTGAGACCACCGGGGCAGCCTTCGCCGCGTTCGGGTTGATGTCGCGGGCCACCGTGTTGTCGACCCGCGCCTCCTTCGCCCCCAGGCTGTGGTACAGCTCCGCCAGCAGCGACGCGCCGGGGTCGGCAGCCAGATCCTGCGCCAGCCGAGCCCGCTCCACCGCCGAGTAGCCCAGCCGCTTCAGCGTCACATCCGACGACGCCGGGATCGAACCCATCGACACCTGCTTGAACATCGCGTCTGCGGTTCCGGCAGGGGTCGGCGTCTCCGCCGGCTCCCAGTCGGTCTCCATACGCATCATCTCGGGCGGCACCTCGACGCCGTCATTGGCGAACCGCCACGCCAGCCGCATGATGTCCTCCAGCGGCCCCGACCACTGCCGCTGGCACTGCTGAGCGCGACGCACCAGACCGTTCTCCGCCACGCGGATCGCGTCCGCCGACGCCGGGTTCGCCGTCGATGTCTGACCGAAGTAGGACGGCGGGTAACCGGTATAGGACGCCATCAACTGCGCGTGCTCGTCGATGATCTTCGTGAAGACGCTCGGGTCGTAGGCGGTGAACTGCCCGACCTGCGGAACCTGCCCATCTTCGTCGCGCTCCAGGGCGAGAAACTTGTTCATCGACATCTGCAGGGCTGTCTTAGGGCTCCCGTCGGCG